GGCTACATAGTTTGGTCCATCTTCGTTAAGTACTTTCTTAAAATATTTGGAATACATGGTTGACTTTGTTATATTAGTATTTATAATTGTTTTATGGAGATAGTAGAAAAGTATATAAAAGAGATTGAAGAAGATCTAAAAATTGACGAATTCAATATCAAAGAAGCTTCTCTCAAGACTCCAGGACGTAAGCACTTCTGGGTTAGCAGACTTATCAATCACAAGCGCAATCTATACTTCCTTGAACAGGAGTTAGAAGAAACCTCTAAGAAGTTAGTAACGGAGACAAGAGAAAAATCACCAGTAGCTATATCTTCAATTACTTTACAAAATGCGGTAGCAGAAAGTGATGTAATTAAAACTTTACAACTCAAAATAAAAGAAGAAAAATTTTTAATTGAGTTACTAGAAAAGACTGAAAAAACGTTTTCATCGCTTACATATGATATAAAGAACATAGTAGAAATTATGAAGCTTGAACAGATGTAATGATAACGTTTGAATATTTTCCAAATAAAAGACAATGTAGGATCATCGGAGAAAAGTTTGATGAAATAAGAGAGCATTTTAGTGTTAAAAACGATAATGCTTTTTTTATGAGAAAATTTAGAGGAGGTTTTGCTCCCTCTAGAATTTATTGCATTACACCTACAGGTTTATTTGAGCCAGGATTATTTTATGATATATTAAGGTACATTAAAAATGTATATCCTAATGAAGAAATAAAAATAGATGATAATTTAAAAGATGCTGTAAAACCGTTTTACAGTAATCAAGAAGTTTGGGACAATTTAAATTTAAAACTTAGAGATTATCAGCACGATATTGTCAAACAAGCATTATCTTTTGGACGTGGAATTATTAAAGTAGGAACTGGCGGAGGTAAAACCTTAACAATTGCTTCTATTTTATCATCAATTTACAAAAATAACATGCATGGAAAAATGTCTTGCTTGTTAATAGTTCCTGATTTAACTCTTGTTGATCAAACGTACAATGATTTTATACAGTATGGAGTTCCATTTACTATTACAAGATGGACTGGTTCTCATAACCCTGAATTTGAAAGTTCCGTTATTATTGCTAATATGGGAATTTTACAAAGTAGATTTGATGAGCAAAAATGGTTAACCAATGTAGACATTGTGGTTATAGATGAGTGCCATAAACTTAAAAAAGGGAACAAAATAGGGAAAATTATCAGTTCCATAAAGACGTTCCATAAATTTGGCCTAACTGGAACACTTCCCGATACAAAAGTTGATGAATGGAACATTGTAGGAAAAATAGGAAATGTGTTTTATGAGAAGAATTCCTATGAATTGCGCACTGAAAGTTACCTTACAAACGCTGAAATTAAAGTTATAAACATAAGCTATCAGGATAAAGTACGGTACGTGCCAGATCAAAACAAGTATAAAACTGAGTTAGACTTTATATACAACAATAATTTCCGTAATAGTATTATAAAGCAAGTGTGTGATAAGTTTAAAAACAATGTGCTTATCATGGTTAATCATATTGCACACGGTGAAGCTTTATATAACTACATTAGTACCCATTTGCCGGACCGTAAAGTGTACTTTATACGAGGTGAAGTTGATGTGGATGAGCGTTCTAGAGTAATAAAAGAGATGGAATCCAGTGATAACATCATTTGTATTGCAATAAGTGCTATATTCTCAACAGGAGTTAATATAAAAAACTTACATATGATTGTTTTTGCCTCAGGAGGTAAAAGTTTTATACGAATTATTCAATCTATTGGTAGAGGTCTACGTTTAAACCCTAATAAAGACAAATTATCCATTATAGACTTAGCGGATAAATTAAAATACAGCACAGAACACGCCATAAGACGTCAAGAAATTTATACTCAGGAAAAAATACAGTATAAAACATGGGATATAGTTGAAAATCGGTAAGTATACTATATTATTTACGTATGGCTAAACGTGGTCCCAAACCTAAGAAAACTGAATACTATATTGACCCTGCTGTCTTTAAGCAACAATTAGTAGAGTACTATAAAGATAGTGAAACAAATGAAAGCGTTATAGCCGAGTCAATTAATAAAATTGCTCACGGGTTAAGTTACTCATCCAACTTTATTAATTACACTTATAAAGATGAGATGATTGGAGATGCAATTGTTAAAATGTTTACAGCCGTTAAGAATAAAAAGTTTAACGTTAATTCAGAATATAATCCATTTTCATACTTTACTACAATTGCATTTCACGCATTTATTAACCGTATTAAAAAAGAAAAGAAGCATACAGAGGCATTGAATGAGTATAGAAGCCGGTTTTATGAACAGGAGTTAATGGAAAGCTCTGACGCTAACATCTATGTTAAACCGGAACATGATGATAATGATGGTTACACCAGTAATGAATAATAAGGTAGCTATATTTTCAGATATACATTTAGGGGTACATCAAAATTCAAGTTTTTGGATTGATGTATCTTTGGAATGGGTTGATTGGTTTAAGCAAAATATACAATCAAAAGGTATTACAGATATTATTTTTTGTGGCGACTTTTTTCACTATAGAGATGAGGTAAGTTTAATATCATTAGACGCCGGTAATAGAATTTTAGATAAGTTAAAAGACTTTAACATCCATATGATAACTGGTAACCATGATTGTTATTATAAAGAAACATCTGAGGTAAATAGTTTATCAATATTCAAAGGTAGAGATAATATTAAAGTGTATGATACTTTATACACCAAACAAATAGGAGATAAAACATTAACTTTTTGTCCTTGGGGTACTAAAATTAATGATATTAGTAAGTCTGATATATTGTTTGGTCATTTTGAGTTACAAAACTTTAAAATGAATGCATTTAAAGTATGTGATAATGGAGATAGTCCAGAAGAACTTACTAAGAAAGCACCTTTAATATTTTCAGGCCATTTTCATTTAAGAGATGAAAAGAAATTTGATAATAGTACGATTGTATATGTTGGCAATCCATTTGAAATGGACTTTGGAGATGCATATCAGCGTAAAGGCTATTACATTTTAGATATTCAGCAAGGTATTTATGAATTTATAGAAAATGCTAACACTCCAAAACATATTAAAGTATATCTCTCAAAACTTATCAAGTTAAAAGACGTTGATACAAATTTTAAGTCATTTATACCTAATAATATTGTTAAACTGGTAATTGATAAGAATATAAGTTCAGAACATTTAGATGCTCTGATAGCTAAAATGTCTACATTTAAGCCAAATGACTTGCATGTTGATTATGACGTAAATTATAACAAAATAAAGTTAAGTGATGACACAGCTGTAGATTTGTCTGGTGTTGATATTATTAAAGCCATAGAAGACTTCGTGGCTATGTTAGATATAAACAATAAAAAAGAAGTTGTAGACTACACAATCAGTCTATATAATAAATCTAAACTATGAAGTACGTTACGTTCCAACGCCTTAAGATAAGAAACTTCTTATCAATAGGCGAAGATGAAGTTATTGTCGATTTTAAGAAAGGTCTCCATATCATTACTGGTATTAATAGAGACAAGGAAGATCGTCGTAACGGGGTAGGTAAGTCTACTATTGCTGATGCACTTTATTTTGCTATATTTGGTTCTACTATTAGAGAAATTAAAAAGGAGTTTATATCTAATAACTTAACAGGAGGTACTTGTGAAGTAGAACTAACTTTTAATGTAAACTCTCCAAGAGGCAACAACAATTTTAAAATAATACGCAGTTTAAACCCATCCAAGTTACATATTTTTAAAGATGGGGTAGATAGGACAAGAGACAGTATTGTTAATACTACAGAATACATTGAAGCAGTACTAACATCATCAGAAGAAGTATTTCATAACTGCGTTATTATGACCATAAACAATACATTACCGTTTATGGCTAAGACTAAAGTTGAGAAACGTAAGTTTATTGAACAGATTTTTAACTTGCAAATATTTTCAGACATGTTGCAAAACTTGCGTGAAGATATAAACTCAGTTAATAAAAACTTTGATATTGAAACTACAAAGTATAATGAGATTGAAAAGTCAATTCAAACGTATGAAACTCAAAAGCAATCAAGAGTTAAAGAACGTGAAGATAAAATTAGCAACATTAATAACAAGATTGAGTATAATAGTAAAGAAATAGATAAACTTAATAACGAATTAAGCAAGTCTGAAAATATTGACTTAACTATTAAAGAGGAAGAGATTAAAACGCTTAATAAAGGTTATGATGCAGTTGAAAAGTTAATACAAAATCAAATTGTAGAGGTAACAGAAATTAATAGCGTTATAAAAGTTACAAACGATAAGTTATCCAAGGTTGGTACAGCTGGAGACGTTTGCCCTACTTGTTTAAGACCTATTGAAGTACATGATAGAGAACATTTTGAAACTGAAAAGAGTAAGTTAAAGGCTTTAGTTGTAGAAAAGACAGCTGCATTAGATAAGTGCAAAGCTAATGTTAATATTTCTAACGAAAAGAAAAATAAAATAAAAGCATTTATCAGTAAAACTAATGACGATTTGAATACGTTAAAGGTTAAGATAGAAAATAGAAAAATGCTTAGTAAACGTATTCAAGATTTAACTGATTTAAATAACCAGTTAAAAGAAAGCATTGATCATATGAATGAACATAACGATTCATTCAATGATGTTATAGCACAGACTAAAGAACGTTTTGATTTAGTAAAGCAAGAAATTGATAACATTAAAAAGATCATTAACTTGTTAGATGTTGTTAAATTTGTGGTAAGTGAAGAAGGTGTAAAGTCATATATAGTAAAGAAGATACTACAGAATTTTAATAGCAAACTAGCCTTCTACCTAAAGAAGCTAGATAGTAATAGTATTTGTGTGTTTAATGAATACTTTGAAGAAGAGATACTAAATGAAAAGGGTAAGATGTGTGCTTACAATAACTTTTCTGGTGCTGAACGTAAAGCAATTGATTTAGCCTGTTTGTTTTCGTTTATGGATATGAGAAAAGCTCAAGGTAATGTACATTATAATATTAGCATTTATGATGAACTATTAGATAGTAGTTTAGATGAAAAGGGTGTAGATTTAGTACTAGAAATTTTAAAAGAACGAAGTGAAAAGTTTAATGAGTGTATCTTTATTATTAGCCATAGAAAAGAAAGCATTAAATCTGCAACTGGGGATGTAATATTTTTAGAGAAACATAATGGTATTACTAGACGAGTTAACTTTGTTGAATAATAGCTAACACTTTATAAATTATACTATGATCGGGAATACAAATATACCTTTTGCCAATAAATCTGCCATACCTTTTCAATCGGCACCACCACCAATGTTTCAAGGTGTTACAAGTACAACTCAAGCACCTAATACCCAATCAGAACGTCCAAAAGAACTAGATTTACCAAGGTTTTTAAACTATTATGCTGACTATAGTGGCTGTGGTCACTGGCGTATGATTTGGCCTGAAAATGTATTGAATGCGCATGCTAAAGCAGTTGTACAAGGTACGACGGTAATGAACTTAGATCCAAGATATTATGTAATGACAAAAGCTGTTAGAATTCAGAGACAAGCTACAAAACAGCAATTAGAGTTTGTAAAGCATTTAAAAGAAATTTCAAAGCACAACGGCATGAAGTTAATTTATGAAATTGACGATATTTGCTTTAAGGAAGATATTCCTGAGTATAACAAATATAAACCAGCTTTTGAAAACCCAGAAATTAGAGAATCCGCACAAGCTATTATGGCAATGTGCGATGAAATTACAGTAACATGTGATTTTATGAAGGATTATTATAGGGATAAGACAGGTAATAAGAACGTTACAGTTATACCTAACTTTATGCCTAAGTTCTGGATTGGTAATCATTTTGATCTTACCAAGAACATGACTAACTTGGATAAGTATAAGAAAAAGCCACGTATTTTATATGCTGGTTCAGGTGCTCACTTTGACGTAGATAACCGTATTAAACAAAAAGATGACTTCTATCACGTTAATGAAATCATTAGAAGAACGGTAGATAAGTACCAATGGGTGTTTATGGGAGCTTTCCCACTATCATTACTTGACTTAGTTAAGAGTGGTAAAATTGAATTCCACCAATGGAAACGTTTATTTGAATACGGTGACGCAATTAGTAACTTAAACGTTAATATGATGGTTGCACCTTTACAAGATAACATTTTTAATAAGTCAAAGAGTGATTTAAAGTACATTGAAGCTTGTGCATTTGGTTTACCAATTGCTTGTCAAGATTTATGTACATATGCAAATGCACCTATCAAGTTTAAGACAGGTGATGAAATGATTGCTCAAATTGATGCAACGTTGAAGGATGTAGATAAGTACAAATCAATTTGTAAGAAAGGTAGACAGTACGCTGAAACACGCTGGCTTGAAACCGATCAAAACATTGATTGTTACATGGAAATGTACGGTACTCCGTATGGCGATCCTTCCCGTAAGAATCTTGCAAGATACAATAAAGATTGATTTTACGGGTACAGTGATATAATAGTTACGTGAGCTATCGTAACATATATTATAATAGTAAAGAACGTTGTGTTACGTTATTTACCTGGGATAAAGACGGTAAACGTATTAAAGTAGACGCATCCGTAGATCCTTACCTATATGTTGAAGGTGCGGGTAATGATGAATCAATTTACGGTACAAAGCTTGTTAAAAAGTCTTTTAGAACCCAGTATGATAGATTCAAATACTTAAAAGATACAAACGTTAAGAGAGTGTTTGATAACTTTCCTATTGTACAGCAATATCTTATTGATACGTTTTGGAAAGAGAATGAAAAGCCTGAGTTTGCACAACATCCAATTAAGGTAATGTTTGTTGATATCGAGGTATATGCACCAGACGACTTTCCTCATGCTAATGAAGCAAAAGCTCCTGTTAATGTTATAACTGTTTATGATACATTGAGTAAAAAGTTTGTAACGTGGGGTGTTAAAGATTATCATACAGATGAATCAGACGTTAAGTACGTTAAATGTACAAGTGAAGCTGATTTGTTTAAGAAGTTTATTGAGTACTTTGAGAGTGATTACCCAGATATCTTAACGGGTTGGAATTCAGAGTTTTTTGATATTCCATATATTATTAATAGATGTACAAAAGTATTAGATCAAAGTTATACTAACCGGTTATCACCATCTAATAACGTTTACAGTAGAGCAATTAAAGGACAATTCGGTCAAGAACAAATTCGTTGGTACATTGAAGGTATATCTCTAATTGACTACTTAGATGTGTATAAACGTTTTAGTGCAGGTGAACGTGAAAGCTATAAATTAGCTTCAATTGCAGAAGCTGAATTAGGTGAAGGTAAAGTTGACTTTGGTACAATGAACTTAGCAACGTTAGCTGACACGGATTGGAAGACGTTTATTGATTACAACATTCAAGACGTTAGACTGCTGGTAAAGTTAGAAGAAAAGTTAAAGTACTCTGAACTAATTCGTATGTTAGCTTACGTGGGGTTAACTACGTTTGAAGGTGCAATGGGTTCGTTATCAGTTATTAACGGAGCTACTGCAGTTAGAGCTAGATTCCGTAGCCAGCGTATACCTTCTTTTATTAGAGATGCAGACGATGGGAGTAAAAATCCCGGTGCATACGTTGGAGCTCCTTTAAATGGGTTTCAAGAGTGTGTAATCTCATTTGACGCTAACTCTCTATATCCAAACGTGATGATTAGCTTGAATATTTCCCCAGAGACTAAAGTCGGGGTTATTGAAGATAAAAACGATACTGAAGTCACTATTAGACATGTAAGTGGTAAGACATATTCCTTACCTATAGCTAAATTTGCACAGTTTATTGAATCAGAAGAAATAGCAATTAGTAAAGCTAATGTAATGTTTTCACAGAAGAAAAAAGGTGTAATGCCTGAGATCTTAGACTACTATTACAATAAGAGACAAGCAATAAGAAAAGACATTAAAAAGCTTAAAAAGCAATACTCTGAACTAGAAAACAAAGATACAAAAGATGCAAAACAACTCAAGATGACTATCGATCAACTTGATGCAAAGCAGTTGTGTATTAAAGTCTTTATTAACTCAATTTATGGTTACTTTGGCAATAAAAACGCGCCTTTTGGCGATGATGATGTGGCTTCTTCAATTACGCTTACCGGTCAGTCCGTTATTAAGCATTCGAATGAGTTACTTAAGTCATTTATTAAAAACGAGATCAGCTCAATTGATGATGAACTACTTAATAAATGTATCATTTACAACGACACAGATTCTTCTTATGTGTCTATAAAACCTTTGTTTAAAGACAAAGTGTTTAAAAAGGGTAATAAACTAACAAAAGAGGCGTATGACACAGTTAATAAGATTGAAGAGTACTTAAACACTAACATTAAAACGTGGGGTGCTAAAGCTTTAAACTCTAAAGACTGCAGGTTTATATTCAAACGTGAAGCTATAGCAGATGTTGGTATATTCTTACAGAAAAAACGTTATGTGTTACATATCTTAGATGATGAGGGTATACCTTGTGATAAGTTTAAGTACACTGGGGTTGAAGTTGTAAGAAGTACAATGCCTAAAGCAGTTAAACCTTACGTAAAACGTATTATTGAGACAATGTTATTAACACAAAACATTGGCGATACAAACAAGCTTATCAATGAGACGTATGAAATATTCAAGACGCTGACAGTAGAAGATATTGCACTAGTGTCTGGCATTAAAGGCTATGAAAAGTTTGCTGGTCAATGTGATGGGTTTACAACTGCAAAGGGTATGCCTTGCCACGTAAAAGCTGCTTACTACTATAATATACTTTTAGATAAATTTAAACTAAGTAGCAAGTACGAAAAGATAAGTTCTGGAGATAAAGTACGGTACTTCTACCTTGCACAACCAAACAAGTATAACATACAGGCTATTGGGTACAAATATTATTATCCAGAAGAGTTTAAAAAGTTATTTGAAGCTGATTACGAGACAATGTTTGAAAGTCATATCTTTTCCGTTGTTGAAAGGTTTTATGAAAACGTTAACTGGTCAGCTCAAAAACCTGGTAATTTAGTACAAACTAACTTATTTGAGTTATTTGCTTGATTTTAAACGTTATAACTATAAAATACTATCATGAGCAATACTTACGTAACTATTATTGATAACACAGGAAGGAACATTTTAGGTGTTCTTGCAGATGAGACAGCAGAAACAGTTGACATTTTGAACCCTGTAATGATTACAGTACAGCCACAAAATGGTCAATTCCAAGTCCAACTTATTCCGCTATTCTTAGCAGAATTTATTGCATCTGATGAAAAGAATCTAAGAAACTTTACATATAGATACAATAAGGCAAATGTTGCAATTGGTCTTGATTTTAATGTTGATGCTAGAATTACTTCTCAATATGATAAGATTATTGAAAATGCTAATACAGCTAAACCAGTAGCTGCTGCACCAGCAGCAGGTGCAAAGCCAGAAGTAATCAAACTATTTGAGGATTAATTTATGGCAACAACACAAAATCAAAACAACAGCTACTTAAACAACCCAAAGGAGTTTAAACGTGGTCAAGCAGATGGTATTTCTGGTGCTATTAGTGCTTTAACTCGTATCGTTAATGGTACGGATAAAGGTGATAATAGATTAGCAGACAAAGAGTTAGAAAAAATTCGCAGAGTATTCCTAATGTGGAGAGATCATATTATTGAAGCTAAGGATAAGAATCCAAAAGCTCTTAATGTGCTTGTTGAAACAAAGAAGATAATGGATATTCCTGTACCTAAAAACTAAAATAGTTTATTGATTTCGTCCATACACCATTTATAATAGGTGTATGGACAAAGACATAAACGAAATTTTAGGTGAGATAGATAAGAGTAACCCATATGCATCGTTTTTGAACGATGGGGCTCTTTCAACAGTCGATGGTTGGATTGATACCGGATCAATGGTCTTAAATGGCATTGTATCCGGTTCTTTATTTGGTGGTATTCCTAAAGGCAGATTAACAATGTTAGCTGGACCATCAATGACAGGTAAGTCTTTTATTGTTCAAAAGATTTTAGCAAATGCTCAGAAAGAAGGTCTTATTCCTATTATATTTGATAGTGAGAATGCAATTGATAAAGACGGAGCAGCTGCATTAGGTTTAGATACTTCAAATGTAAAGTACGTGCCAACGTTTAGTATTGAAGAATGTCGTAATACAATCTTTAACTTCTTAACAAAAGCAAAAGAAAAAGGACAAACCGGTAAGTTTATTATTGCAATTGACTCATTAGGTAATATGGAAAGTGAATTGCAATTAGGTAGAATGGAAAAGAGTTCTACAAGTGCAGATATGGGTAGTAGAGCAAAGGCAGTCAAGTCATTATTAAGAACTTGCACTCAATTAGCTGCAGTTACAAAGACAACTATATTAGTAACTAACCATATATTTGATGACCCGTCAGCAATGTTCCCATCATTAGTAAAAGATATGCCAGGTGGTAGAGCAGCAGTCTATTTACCATCAGTTACCTTGCAGTTAGCAAGAAAGCCAATGAAGGAAGATAAAGATTTAGATGATAAGCTTGCAGTAGGACAGAAGAGTTACTCAGGTGTAGTGCTAAGAGCATTGACAGCTAAGAATAGATTCTGTAAGCAATACTTAGAAGGTGAAATGTACCTAAGTTTTGAAAATGGTCTTAACAAATACTATGGGTTATTAGAACTGGCAGTAGGGTTTGGCGTAATTGTTCAAACAGGTAGCACATATCAGATGCCAGATGGTACTAAATTAGGATATTACTCAAAATGGAAGAGTGATTTTAAATTATGGGATGAGACTATTATACCAGGTATTGAAGAAAAAATTAAAGTTGAATGGAAGTATGGTAGTAATATTGGGAAAGATGATATAATTCCAGATGAGGTTGAGGTACAATGATATAATTTCTATATGAATAAGATAACAGCAACAAGATACCACGATTTCTCTACAGGTCATCGTGTCTATGGCCATGAATCTAAGTGCGCACACTTACATGGTCATAATTATCGAATCTATTTAACAGTAGAGGCTGATCAGTTAGATACAGTTGGTAGAGTAATGGACTTTTCTGTTATTAAAGACAAG